TGGTTTAGGGGATTTTCCGCGTTGACTTCAGGAGGAGATGTAAGTCTTTGGCAGTCGTGCTTGTGATATCCAATCCCGTCACAGCAATCAAGATACTTTGCGACATCGGTGCTCACGCGGCTACCTCCTTGTCGAACCGCTCAAGGAGTTCCTCGCCAGCCTGACCGCGATAGAAGCTGCTGCGGAGTGTCATCTTCTGCGAGCAAAGCCACTCGAACCACTTCTGGGCGGCCTTCTTGGTGTCAAAGAAGCGGCTGATTACTTCGCCATTCGTGATTTCCGTCTTGATTGTGACTGTGTACATTTTGTTGCCTCCTTGCTTACAAATACGAGATTAGATCAACAACAGTAGTTTGTCAAGAGGGTAATGAGATTTATTTTCGGGAGGATTCATGGTGAAGGCCCGCATCGAATTCGTACCCGGCTGGGGCTGGACTCTCCGCACCGATACCGCGATACAGACCACCGACACCTTTAGCGAAGCCTGCAATGCATTCCAGCAGCGACGCAACACTGAAGCCATACAAGCCTGCCTAGACAAGTACGTGGCTCGCATGGGGCAAATACAGACATTGGGACGGGCATGACAATGAAGATCGGATTGATAGCGGTGTTAGTGCTGGCGGTAAACACATATGGCCAAGAGAAGCCGAAGGTCATAGTCCCCACAAGCAATGCATGGGATGTGGCCGCCCTCGAATATACGACGCCGCCATCGCACCCATGCAATATCGCGCCGAAGAGTAACGGTGGACCGGTGTTCGCCGTCTGCATCACCGGCGATGAGACCCATTGGAAGTGCATTGATAGCAGGCGCGTAATGCTCACTTCGGAGGACGGGGCGCGGCATTGCATCTTATTCCCTCCGCAGGAGCCTCAGGTCGTAGAGGTGCGGGCCAAGTGACTAGGGACGGCTGGGATTAGATGAGCTGGGACGGCTTCCTTGAAACCCCCATCGGCACGTTTGAATACGAATACCGGCAGGCTTTTGAAAACTGCGATGCGGCCCGGATTCAGTTCAAGATTGCGCTGGAGAAGATCAGCGAAGCCGAAGAGCAGCTAAGGCAGGCTAAGGCACGGCTGGAATTGAAGAGGAGTCTTAGGTAGCAAAATGGGTAGTTTTGCGGTAGCCAATAAAAAGCTTCACGACCTCAAGCCCGACACAAAGAACGCCAACAAGGGAACTGAGCGCGGCCAGCAGATGATCGAAGCCAGCCTGCGAGCATATGGGGCTGGGCGCTCAATCCTGATTGACAAGAACGGGCGGATCATTGCTGGCAACAAGACAGCAGAGAACTTCGGCAGCATCGGGCTAGAAGATGTGCTGGTAGTCCAGACAGACGGCACCAAGCTGGTAGCGGTGCAGCGCATGGATCTGGACTTGAACGATAAGGCAGCGCAGGAGCTCGCCATAGCGGATAACCGCGCCGGCCAGGTATCGCTGGATTGGGATATTGACGTCCTGAAGGAGTTGGACGTTGATCTGGCTAAGTTCTGGTCAGAGGATGAGTTAGCCGTATTGCTGGCGGATAAAGAGCCTGCGGAGCTGCTGACGGATGAAGATGATGTGCCTCCTGTGCCGGAGGAGCCAGAGACCAAGCTTGGCGACTTGTATGTGCTGGGCAATCATCGGCTGCTGTGCGGGGATAGTAGGGATTTCAACGCTGTAGCGAAGTTGATGGATGGAAAGAAGATAAACATTGCTTTCACGTCGCCGCCTTATGCTTCACAGCGTAAGTATGACGAGTCGAGCGGATTCAAACCTATTCCGCCTGATGAGTACGTGGAATGGTATCGGGATGTGGCAGCGAATATCAGGGCGCATATTGCAGATGATGGATCTTATTTCTGCAATATCAAACCGTCATGCGAAGGCCCTGACACTGAGCTGTATGTACTTGATCTGGTTCTGGCGCATGCGAGGGAGTGGGGGTTCCACTTCGCCACAGAGTTCTGCTGGGAGCGCAACGGCGTTCCGAAACAGGTAACGCAGCGGTTCAAGAATCAGTTCGAGCCCGTCTATCAGTTCGCTGTAGGCAAGTGGAAGATGCGGCCAGACGCTGTACGCCATCCCAGTGCAAACGTGCCTCGAGCCGGTGGTAAGGGTTCCGGCGCAACTACATGGGGAGAGAAACAGGGCGGCAGGGGCAAGAATTCGGTTAGCGGTTCATTTGGCGCTGCGAAGAAACGCCGTAATGGAACGTCTGAGTGGATGTCTGACGTGCAGGGAAGTGCCAAAGATGTAGGCGAATTCATCGGGGAAGGGATGGCATATCCAGGCAACAGGCTGCCAACGTTCTGCGCCAGCCACGATGCAATGGGACATGCTGCATCATTCCCAGTGGGGCTTCCTGATTTCTTTATTCGCGCCTATACGGATGATGGGGATTCTGTGTTCGATCCATTCATGGGTAGCGGTTCAACGCTGATTGCAGCGGAGAAGACTGGGCGCTGCGCATACGGCACAGAAATCAGCCCTGCATATTGCGACGTAATCGTTCGACGCTGGGAGGAAGCGACAGGCAAGAAGGCGGTGAGACATGGCACGACCCCGTAAAGAGATAGACGAGGACAAGCTGGAGCAGCTGGCCTCGCTGGGGCTGTCGAACGCTGAGATTGCTGCGGTGCTGGATGTTTCGCCGGACACGATAGAGCGCAACTACCGCGAGACGCTGGACTGGGGCAGGAATAAGCGCAATGCCAGCCTGCGGCGGAAGCAGTATGAGATTGCGATGAGTGGGAATCCGACCATGCTGATCTGGCTGGGGAAGCAGTTCTTGGAGCAGTCAGACAAGGTAGACCAGAACATCGCTGGCAAGGATGGCGGGCCGATTCAAGCAGCAATAGCCGTGACCTTCGTAAGGACTAATGGAACGCCCGATAATCAAGGCTGAGTTCCCCGAAAAGCTGGCGGGCCTGTTCGAGCCTCACCCGTTCAAGACGCTTTATGGCGGGCGCGACGGAGTCAAGTCGTGGTCTATCGCCAGAGCCCTGCTTATCATCGGGGCCAATCCTGGCATCCTTTGGCCGGGCAGAACTGAAGGGCCTCGCATATTGTGTGGCCGCGAGACGATGGACTCAATTCGAGAGTCTGTGCACCAGCTCCTGAGTGACCAGGTAAGCAATCTTGGCCTCGAAAACTTCTACACGGTGCTGCAATCTGAGATTCGCGGGGCTAACGGCACCGAGATCATGTTTGCCGGCCTCCGCAAGCAGTCTGTCTCTTCGCTGAAGAGCTATGAGGCAATCGACATCTTCTGGGGTGAAGAGGCATCAACGGTAAGCCGGCGCAGCCTAACAATCTTGTTGCCAACGATACGCAAGGCTGGGTCTGAAATCTGGTGGTCGCTCAACCCCGACCTTGAGACGGATGCCGTGTATCAGGATTTCGTTATTGATCCTCCGCCTAATTCATTCGTTTGCAAGATGTCGTACAAGGACAACAACTGGCTTAGCAACGAATCGAAGCAAAAGATTGAGTTGCTAAAGGAAAGGGATTACGACACCTTCCACCATGTTTATGAAGGCGCTACACGGTCAACTGTTGAAGGCGCGATCTACAAGGCAGAGATACAGGCAGCAGAGAAGGACGGGCGCATCAGAGCGGTTCCTTATGACCCGCTAATGCCGGTCGATACGTTCTGGGACTTGGGCTTTGCTGACAGGGTTTCCATCTGGGCAGCGCAGCGCACACCGTTTGAGATCCGCATCCTTCGTTATTTCGAGGGCGATCACCAGGCAATTGACTATTACCTCCGCGAGATGCAGACGTGGGGATATGTCTTTGGAACCTGCTTCCTGCCGTGGGACGGTGGAACGCGCAGCTTAGGCACGGGCAAGTCGATTGAAGAGCTGATGAGGCTCAAAGGTTTCAAGGTGCGGGTGAATCGTCAACTAAGCGTAGCGGATGGGATAAATGCAACCCGCACAATCTTTCCGCAGCTCTACTTCGACGCCAGCATGTGCGCGGATGGGCTGCAATACCTCAGGCGATATCAGTGGGGGCCATCGACAGCGTTAGGCGTACCGCGTAGCACTCCGCTGCATGACGATGCTAGTCACCCAGCAGACGCATTGCGCACATTGGCAGTAGGCATCAGGGAGCCGGCTCGGGAGCGCAAGGAAGCGGCACCGCAGGCGCACTACGGCTCAGATGGGTGGATGGCGTGAACAGCATAGTGATGGCTGAATACTGGCGGATGCGGCGTGAGTTCGAGGATTGGAAGTACCGCCAGCAGCTAAAGGACAGCAAGCGGTTGGAGTCGATTCTTAGAGCATGGGGAGCCAAATGACGTTCGCAGAGATTGACGAATGGACGCGGACACCTGCAGGGCTGATGTGGGGAATGTGGGCAGATGGCACGCTGGACGGGCTCAAACAGATAGCCAAGGAAGAAGGATGGCATGACAAAGAAACTGCCGACGATAAAGAAGCTGACATTGACGCCCGCAATGGCGACCAAGATTCGCCTGAAGGTAGCGGGCAAGTGAAGCCGGTAAAGGTGTACTACCCCCGCGACAATGGCCAGCCGCCGAAGGAACTAACGGCGAAGGATAAGGACGAGTTGGAGTCCTTGCTGCGGATTGGCTGGAAACTGGAGCCGAATGGCGAATAAAGACGAAGAGTTCCTAGGGACGGCGCGTAAGCGTTTCGCTGCTGCGGCAGAGGACGAAAAGCACCTACGGGAGAAGTTCGTCTCGGATCTGAGGTTCGCATCGCCTGACGGTGATGACCAGTGGGACCAGCAGGTGAAGATGCAGCGCGAGGCCGCTGGACGGCCGGCGATGTCGTTTCCGCGCTGCCATACGTTCGTGCAGCAGGTCTCGAATGAGGCGCGGACACGGAAGCCGATCATCAAGTTTTCGCCGCGGCTGGATCAAGACAAGGACACCGCTGAAGTGCTCGAGGGGCTGGCGCGTTATATCCAGTACGACTCTCAGGCGCAGGTTGCTTACGAGACGGCCATCGAGTACAGCGCAGGCGCGTCGTTCGGCTATTACCGCTTCCTGACTGAATACTGCGACGACGACAGCGACGACCTAGAGCTGAAGGTTGTTCCCGTTCTGGACCCGCTGCAGATTTACGGCATATTGGTGCCT